GCTGCCTGAGTATTAGCAGAAGCACCTTCATTTGCATTAAAATCTGTAGTGTTGTTGATATCAAATGCTGCTTGATATGTTGTTCCACTTTTAATCACATGAGAATTTTTTGCACTAGATCCAACAACACGCACAACCTGCATGCGGTTGCCGTACTGTAGGAAGTTGGCGGGGGTGAAGAAGTCCACATAGTTGTTATTATCTGGCTTTTGGAAAATATTTGATAGTTCACGCTCATTGGCAACAGTCACGATCTCGTTGACTGGTCCCCAGTGGAAATATCCTGCAAAACCGCCAGGTGTGGTTGCTACGGCGGGAACAATTGTGGTCAGGTCGATTTCTTTGATGCTTACGCCAGGGCTTACTCTAAATCCCATTGTGGTGTCTCCTTCGTCTATGAAGCACGGGGTGTGGTGTCGTTACTTCTACTTGTATGTATTATTTGGATTTTTCCTGTGGCTACGCCACGAATCCTAGTATTTAGCCCCGTCAGTCACCCCAATTCCAAGCCGTTCCGCTGCCGTCTGTGAACCCTGTGGGATCGCTACCGTCGTCTACGAAGCCAAAAGGAGTCATTTCTTCTTCCAAATTTTTCATTTGGTCTTCGTACAGGTCTTTTCGGATGTCGCTCCCTGTAATATCTTTAAAATACGATTGGGTAGTTAGCCACGAAAACAGCACCAGCGTCATCACCAAATCGTCGTGGTGGTTGTCTTCGGCTTCAAACGAGTCCCCTTTAGACACAAAAGTACACAACTCGTCCACCACTCCAAAGTCTTCCACTATGAGTTTGGTGTCTTCAATCAGGTTTTTTAGAATAGCACACCCAATACGCTTCACAGCAGTAGAGGTTTTTACGCCTTTCATAGCCGATCCGCCGCGTCCGAAACCGCCGTTCACAACCTGCCCCTTGCGTCCCTGCATCTGCACATACACAATATTGTCGTATTCCAAATCGTCGTGCAGAATGTCTGCTACCTGTTGACCAATATCGTTGATCTCCACCAGCACATACGCATTATTGTACTGCCGTGCTATGGGGTAAATGGCATTAGGATACAACATGGGAGCCAATTGGTTGTTTCGAAATGTGGCAACCACTCGGTACGGGATTTGTGTCACATCAACCACAGTGAATGCGTGGTAGTCTTGCCCTTGCCCCCGCGAGGTGTCCACCACAATCACATATTTGTGTGCTGCTTCGGGGCGAGCGTACACACGCAATCCCTCTGCATTAAAATATTCAGGAGTGCGGTATGCCATGCACTTTAGTTTTTCAGGGTGGATGAGTGTGTGTAAAGAGCCAAGAAACTCGCAATTATGAGAAACCACATCATTGGTAAAATACGATCTGCTCGGTATTTCCAAACAATCGTACAGCACTTGCGTAGACCGTACTGGTATCAGTTCACGAATAATTTGCTCACCTTTGGCGGTCTTTATGGAATCTCCGACCTTCAGATGTTCACAAGCAACCCATTCTCCATCAGAATCCATGACTCTGTGTTTTTTGGAAGCGAAAAGTTTACAGTTGTCTGTAATCACTTCCACACATTGATCTTTTACAACTTTCTGTATGCCAGCAAATGGCAGCCACCCATCTGGAGTCAGGATTTCGTACCGTATATTTGTTTTATGCACTTCATGTCCCATGATTTTCCCCTGACTATCTTGTATAAATTGGCTTCAGTTATGCCATACTCTTCGTGATATTTTTTGGAAAACATTCTCTCTTGTGTAAACGGCTTTCCATTTTTAGAAATCGTTCCAACACCTTGTATGGGTTCGTGTTGTTCAAATCGGCAGCGTATTTCTTGAACTTTGTTTGGAGACAGTTTGGAACTAAAAACTACTCCCTTTCTATCTCGCTTGAACTTTTCCACCAAACTCTTATCAAAACAGTCATTAATTCCCTTGTTCCAAGGAATTGTTCCTTTTGGAACTCCTCCTATTCCTTTTCTATTGTATCCCGAATTAACACCGTATTCTCCACCATAAGTTTTGTTCCAACCGTCTCCTACTGTACCGTATTCTTTTATGAGCCTCTGTTCTTCATCAGTTGCTTCGGATACATCTAAAAACTTTTGAAGTATCAGAAAGTTATGTCTAGGCTTTTTGTTTTTGTGATTCTGTTTTCTTGACTGTGGGTTTTTGGTAAGACCAATATACTTAACCGCTTCATCTTGTAATAAGGCATACAGATACACGGGACTTGTACATTTAGCATCTTTCATAAAATTATGTATAATCCCAAAAACTCACACTCAATCATCACAACCACTCAAACAAATCAGATATCTTTAGATGAAATACTTCCTGACTGTATTTGTCCCTGATTGTGACAAAAGAATCACCGTGAACACACTCAAACTCTGTACGGAACTGCTCTTCACTCGTGTTAGAAATGGTTTGTTTTTTCCACTCGTCGTCACGACCCGGCACATCGCTCCAGTGGACATCCACAGGATAGTACTCGTTCTTGCCTTCTTCGCCTGCCCGCTTGTTGGCATTTACCCATATGCGGTAAAACATGTTCAAGCCTTTGGGAGTGGACACAATAATAACTTTGGTTTCTTTACCGCTGGTAATAGTGGGATACACCGACGAAAAGAACTCTTCAGCCACATTTTGCGGCACATAGGCAAATTCGTCAAGTAGAATGGCATTGTACGAACCGCCACGAACAGCAGACGACGAAGTTGCTGCTGCCAAAATCTTTGATCCGTTCTCTAACACGATTGAGCCTTTGTTCCACTCTACCACTCCCTGCTGCAACCATATGGGTAGGTACTCATACGCTAGTTTCAAGCGTCCCAGTAGTTCACGGGCTGTGGCTAGTTTGTTAGCCAAGATAGCCACACTCATGCTTTGGTTGAACAGGATATAGTGCAGCAAGAACGAAATCATGGTTGTGGACTTGCCGCTCTGACGAGGCATCTTGCAGATCACGAAGCGGTTCTTGTGAACGGCTTGGATCATGTCCTCTTGGAACTCATACGGCTCAAACGGCACCAAGCCCTTGTCAAGCGACACAATTTTTACATAGTTCTTGATGAAGTACAGCGGGTCTTGAGAGCATTTCACATACTCTTCAATCTGCTTTTCAGAAAAGTTTATCCTTACGCCTTCTGCTTTAAGATTGGCGTTGCCCAGATATTTTTGGCTTTTGGTCACGATTCATCCTCTACCTTTGCGTCAATAAATGCTTTGGTACTGGAACGGGCAGAGTTGATAATGTCCTGCAAGTCCCGAGTAGACCCCACATAAATGGCATTGTTTGTGGTGTGGTTGTTTGTGGTGTTGTTTTCTGTCTTGCGAATACCCTTGATCTTGTCATGGATATCCAACAGATCACGATTAGTTTCCGAAAGGGTCTTTATCATTTGGGCTACCACTTCATACGCACGAGGCGAGTCGCCTTCTTGGGCTACAGCAATAACACCATCCAAAGCGTTCTTGCCTGCTTCCACCAGTTCACGAAGGTTTTTACGAGCAGTTTCGTAATCGTGCTTCAGGTCTTTTTCAAGGTACTCGTCTGATAGAGGAGGAGTCTCTATCTTAACCATAGGCATGGGAGCAGACTGCACAATAGCCTGTGGCTCGCTCTCGCCCGTACTACCAACACCCAATACGCTTTCAATATGTGAAAACCCATCACCCATAAAAACCTCTCAATCAACTAGGATACGGCGGGGGTGTGGTGCC